CAGACGGCTATCTTCGATATTGCATCCGCAACTGCTGACGTGGCGGGTGATGGTATTGACGATTCCGGGGCGGTCGGCGCCGAGCGCGGTAATCACGAGATAGTGTTCGTCTGACTGAGGCAAAATGGCGCTTCCTGTCGTGCTTAATGGGGTTACCATGGTAAACATAAAAAAAACCGCCTGCCAAGCGCTTACAACGCGGTTGTGCGCTTGCTTTTGGATAGGCAGCAAAAGTACCATGAGTTCCTATCTTTACACAGAAAAAGCCCGAAAACACGGGCCTGATGCTGCCGTTACCTCATTTTTTCAATCCTTTGAATCCGTTAAAGTCCGGTTGAATCCGGCTATTTTGGGCAAAATGTGGATCACATTGGGCTGTTCTCCAGAGGGTTTAGGCGCACCGCATCATTGAGATAATCTGGTGCTAAATGGGCGTAAACCATCGTTTGCACAATAGAAGAATGCCCCAATATTTTCTGAAGCGTCAGTATGTTGCCGCCACTCATGATGAAGTGGCTAGCGAAGGTATGCCGCATAACGTGTGTTGCTTGGCCGTCCGGCAAGTCGGGGATGAATTTTTTAAGGATGCGGCGGACATTCGAGTAATTGACATTGGGAAACAATCGTTTCCCATCGCCTTCGGTAATTTCATCATAGAGTGATTGCGATATTGGCACGGTTCTATTTTTGCCATTTTTTGTGTTTAGAAATGTCACTTTATGTTTTATCACTGCGGAACGGCTGAGCGATGCCGCCTCATTCCAACGTGCGCCGGTGGCAATACACAATCGCGATGCTTTTAGATCATCCCCGCTGAGCTCATTTAAAAACAAGTGAATTTGTGCTTGTGACAAGAACATCATTTCAGATTGATTTTTACTCAGCAAATCAATCCCCTTTACAGGGTTATCACCTTTGTGCTGGCCTGCTTTTATGAGAGTGGTGAAAACTCCACTCAGCAACTTTTGATATTTATTGATAGTTGCCGGTTTAAGCCCGCGTTTTAGCTGGGCAGCTCTATATTCTAAAAACATCGCCTTAGTTACTTTTGATGCATGTGGGTTACCAAACGAATCGGCTATGTTGAGTAGGTGTAGTTTGGCCTGTGCGCCGGTTTTGAGAGACTGACCTTTATAATGCCACCATAGATCAATAAATTCGGTTAGTGTCCGACGATCGGAAGGCTTATCCACCCATTCCTTGTTGTTTTGAGTCGCGATAATCCAACGCTCAAATTGTTGTGCCTCCCCCTTGGTTGCAAAGCGCTTACGAATGCGTTTGCCGTTTCTGCCTTGCGGGCGAACATCGACCAGGTAGTTGCCGCTATCAAGTTTGCTGATCGTCATTCGAAATAGTTCCTTTCATAGCAAATACCGCCAGTAGACCATTTCTCCATAATTTTCAATGCGATTAGCCAGCCTTCTGGCCTTTTTGGTGGTCGGATGTGTTGTCGTGCCCATCAGGGGAGAGAGTCGGGGAGATTTGCCCCGCAGCTTCGGACGTTTTGTTGGTATTGCTCATTAGCCACATCATGTATTTTTCAAATCTAGGGTGATTGATGATTTTTAACAGTACATCACTCCCTATGCTCTCCACTCTTCCCGTTTCGTAATACTTTTGAGTCCCTGCTGGAATACCTGTTAATTCAAAGAATTGAATGCGAGTCAGCCCTTCGGCTTCTCTCACCGCTCTGATTTTTTTTCCGATGTTCGTTGACATGGTCGAGATCACCACCCTAAACTGTGCATCAAGGGTAGGGATTACCACCCTTGAATCCGATAAAATCCGGTTGAATCCGGTACGATCTAGAAGGATAAACCATGCGAACACGCAAACCCAAGCCGTTGATGGTGAAAATGCCGGATTGTCCTGTGGTTTTTTGTCTGCCATCGCCAAAATTAACCCTCTCCGCATATGCAGAAGTTACAGGTCAAACGCTTCGAACTGTGCAGCAGGCCGCAAATGAAAACCGGCTCACTATTTCCAAGAAAAAAAGAGGCAAAGAACGTGAAGTAAACATGGTTTACGAGTTCTTGGTCGCTTATGAAGAGGCGCAGGAAACGCTGCGGATGAAGGTTTAGGAGCCGCAAGATGATTGAGCGCTATAAATCGCTGGATGCGGCTGTGAGGGAATTGAAGCCACACGCGATAATTAAGATCAGCACGCATACCAGCATTTACCGGGGCTTCAGTATCACCAAATTACCCAGGAAGAAAATGAACCCGGTCACTCGCTATCGCGTCAGCCAGGGTGATCAGTCTTACGGTAAATTTGATGCACAAGCTGAGGCGACGGCATATATCGATTATCTCCACCTCTCAAAACTTTGAATAGAAGACCGGAGATGTAAGGAGTGAAACATGAGTAATCCATTCTATGCAGCTGCAAATCTGGTTTTAGCACTGCACACCGAACGTGCGAAATATACAAAGCCGCAATATGCCACATCAGAGGTTAATTGGTTGGCGGGTAAATTGCAGGATCTGGCCGGGGTGGCTAAATGCGTTGGTGATGATAACGCCGGGTTTACTATTGATCGCGCTGCACGCATGTGGATTAACACCGGACGAAAACCCGCCCCATTCAATGCCGGAGATAGCGATGTTAAATTTTATTAATTCGCTCACATTAGAAGCAATTCAATGTCTCGCGATATTGACAATTATCGCTGTGTTTTCGGGTGTGTTTATTGTTCGTGATATACGCAATCGACGAGAAGCCAAACGCGCGGCATACCGACGCGAATATAAAGCAAGAAAAGAAGCAGTAGAGCGTAAAGCACGTCAGCAGCTTTGAGAGGAAAAATAATGAAACAAGCCTATAGCATTCTCATCAATGATTTATTGAAACAGTACCACTTTAAAAGCGACAACATGCGAGCCGCTTCGGCTGTTGCCGAGGAAGTCCGCCAATTTTCCCAAAACGATTATGCCTTCCGCCTGAGCGTTGGCCTTGAAGGGCTGCTTAGCACCGCACAGGCCGCTGGTGATCTGGAGTCGGCCGCGGATTTGGAGGCGCTGGTTTACCGTTGCAGCGCTGGCGATGTACCTCAACCATTTTGCGCAGATCGGTTCGCAGCTTAAGCCGGGTACGCCCGGCCCTATCTGAGAGCGCATCCCTTACATTAACGTGTGGCGACGGGCGTCGCGGGGTGTGCTCTCAGATAGGTAATAGCGTCCGGTCGCGCCCTTAAATGAATGGGCTGCAATAGAGCGGGCAATCACCTTCACCATGTGCCGGCATGGAAATACCGGCACATATTTCAGTAAGTATTTATCAGTGCTTACTGAAATATATAAAACGCCAGTAATAAAAATGCTGCCTTCCGGGTGGCGGGCTTCTTATACCCTGAATTCAGGAGGATTAATGACTCACATAGCCGAGAATAAAGAGTTGGTAAAAATGCTGACTGATGCGCGCCGCTCTGAGCGGTTACAGCTGCTTGAGGTATTGGACAGCAAGTTAGATAGATTAAAAGCTGATGGAGCCAACGCCGATCTAATTATCTCAACGCTGAAACGTTGGGCCTCCGTTCGTCAGTCTGTTAGCGAGGTAGGTAAATGACAACCATTTTATCTATCGCGGCAGCGGGGCTAATGGTTTTTATTGGTCTGTATGTTTGGTTGCTACTTAGCTTTTATAAATCTTGTCGTGTTTTTAATGAGCAAGATTTGCCGTATGAACTTCGTAATTATGACTAATTGCTTTTATTGAAGAATCTGTATTTCGCCAGCCCCATTTAGCAGGGCTTTCATTCTTCCACAGGAGAAACCAAATGACACCACAACAGCAAGCGCAGAAATGGTTGCACGAAAACTGCCTGATTCTGGATACCGAGACCACCGGGCTTGGTGAGGATGCCGAGATCGTGGAAATCGCCCTGATCGACACTACCGGCGAAGCCCTGCTCAACACGCTGGTAAAACCGCGAAGCGTGATTCCAGCCTCCGCGACAGCCATTCACGGCATTACAAACGAAATGGTAGCGACTGCGCCATCCTGGCCGCATGTGTGCCGCAGTCTTTACGACATCATCAGCGGGCGCAACGTCGTGATTTACAACAGTGACTTCGACACCCGGATTCTTGATCAGACCAATGATGATTGGGGGATCACTATTCACTTTAAAATCGAGCGACCAACGTTTGAATGCGCCATGCTGGCCTATGCCGAATTCTACGGCCAGATCAGCAAGCGCGGCGGGTATAAATGGCAAAGGCTGACCGCCGCCGCTGAGCAGCAAGGCGTCATTATCGAAGGAACGCCGCATCGCGCCCTTTCTGACTGCCTGACCACCCTCGGCGTGATTAAAGCCATGGCCGCCGGTGGTTCCCGTTACGCACCGCAGGGGCTGAGTGCGCAAGCGGCCGTTGACATCCTTCACCGGCTGTTTGTTGCTGATCCTGATGCCATCACTGCATTGGTGGATCATCGCGTCGAGTGTACTGAATATTTTGCTGGGATGACGGTTGCGACTGTAGGACGGCGTGCCGACGATGCTTATGTCGTAGGTATGATTGGCATTATCAACGCACTGATTTTTCCCGAAGTAATTGCAGCTATTTACGATGGTAATGAGCTGACGGGATTTGCTGTTGCTGACATTTCCGCAGAAGGGGCGCTGTATGAACAAGCCCGCCCTTAAATGGCTCGGAAGCAAGGCCCGCATCATCGATACACTGCGTCAGCACCTGCCCGAAGGTGGGCGCCTGGTTGAGCCGTTCGTCGGATCTGGCGCAGTGTTCCTCAACACCGACTATGACAGCTATCTGCTGTGTGACATCAATGCCGATCTGATCAACTTCCACAACGTCGCAAAAAACCAGCCTGAAGTGCTAATTCGTGAAGCGCGCCACCTGTTCAACGCACACCCGGATCAGGCGGGCTATTACGCCGTGCGTGCTGACTTCAATCTGTGCTGCGACAGCAATTTCATCTACCGGGCTGCGCAGTTCCTCTACCTGAACCGCCACGGGTTCAATGGTGTTTGCCGTTACAACCTGCGCGGCGAGTTTAATGTGCCGTTCGGTCATCGAAAAACGCCTTATTTCCCCGAGGCTGAGATCCGAGCATTTGCCGAGAAGGCGCAGGCCACAAAAGCGGTTTTCCTGTGCTGTACCTTCCAGGAAGCGATTCGGATGGCGCAGGCCGGCGACGTGATTTATTGCGACCCACCCTACATCCCGGCCAGCACCACCGCCAACTTCACCAGCTACCACACCGACGGATTCACCAGCGCGCAGCAGGAAAAGCTGGCGCGCATGTTGCGCATTGCGGCTAACCGCGGCCGCCACGTTGTGGCCTCGAACAGTGAGACGGACGCAGCCAAAGCACTGTACGCCGATTTCACTATCACCCCGATCACCGCCCGCCGCTCTGTCAGCGCCAAGGCCGCCAGCCGTGCAACAGCTGGCGAGATCATTGCAACACTGGAGGCCTCCAATGCTTGAACTAAAACCGGGTATGAAATGCTACGCGAAGCGGGTGAGTATCCACATTGACGGGCAGGAGCTGATCTATATCGCCCCTCGCGGAAAAAAGTTTGCATTAATCCTGATGGGCGATGAATCCCCTGATAACGCAGCTGGAATAAAAGCAAATGACTTCATGCGCAGCAACGGCTGGAGTCACGAGACGGACGGAGATAATGCATGAAAAAACACGAGCTAAAAATCTTGCCGAAGCATTTCGCAGCGGTGGTGAGCGGTGAGAAGAAAGCCGAGTTTCGCATTAACGACCGCAAATTCGCCGTTGGTGATTTGCTGTGCCTGCGGCTGTCCGGCGAATGCCCGGAATTCATGCACCCCGCGGCATTTGCTAATGCCCATACCTGGGTACGTATCACCCACATCACCGACCTGGCCGAATGGGCGCCGGGTTACGTGATGCTGAGTATCGAACGAGGGCCGTTCAAATGCTGATACCTTCGCGTGCTATCTCATATCCGGCCGGAACGGCGTTGATCGACGATCGCGTCTTCGCTACCGATGTCATCAACGTGATCAGCATTTCCGGTGGAAAGGACAGCCTGGCGCAGTGGCTGATTGCGCTTGCGGCCGGCGTCAAGATTATTCCCGCATTTGCCGATACCGGCCACGAACACCCGTTAACAATGGAATACCTGGATTATCTGGAATCCAAGTTAGGGCCGATTCGCCGCGTCAAAGCCGACTTTACTGCGCGCATCGAGGGTAAACGCCGGTTTATTGCAGAGCACTGGCCTGTATCACTAGTTACTGAGTGCGGACTAACTGAACAAGAGGCGAAAAAGACCGTCGCGTTGGCGCTCGAAACGCTTCACCCAACCGGCGTGCCATTTCTTGATCTTTGCATGTGGAAGGGCCGCTTTCCGTCAACAATGGCCCGCTTCTGCACATTCGAGTTAAAGCACATCCCGATCCGCGATCAGCTGGTTGCGCCTTTGCTAGACGAGTACGACGAGGTGATCAGTTGGCAAGGGGTTCGGGCGGAGGAATCGCCGCAACGCGCGGGATTGCCCGCGTGGGAAAGCGATGCCGATAAAACGCCAGGCCTAAACATTTATCGGCCAATTCTTGATTGGAAACATGCCGATGTTTTCGCGACTGCCAAACATTACGGCATCAAGCCGAATCCGCTGTATACACAAGGCTGTAGCCGCGTCGGCTGCATGCCATGCATTCACGCACGCAAATCCGAGCTGGCCGAGATCTTTACCCGCTGGCCGGAGGAGATAGCCCGCGTTGCTCGATGGGAAAAGCTGGTCGCCGCTTGCTCTCGCCGCCAGAACAGCACCTTCTTTCCCGCTACTCAAGATCCGAAAAAGGCGGAAAGCCGAATCGAGTGCATCACGGTTGAATCGCATGGCATCGAAACCTATCGTGATTGGGCCCTAACCACTAGGGGCGGGCAGCAGTTCGATTTGATCGCCGCCATGAACGATCACACCGCTTGCAGTAGCGTTTATGCGGGGGTGTGTGAATGATGCATAAAACACAGCTCGCTTTTACCATTGCTGCCCTCTATAGCCGCCACGAGCACATAGACGATTTTCATGTGCTGTCGCATCTCAATCGACTGCGTGCCTTCACCTGGGGTGGCCGTCGTTGCGGGAAAACCTACGCAGCCAGCCAACAGGAGCTGCTCCGCGCAGCGTTCAAGCTTTCCGTAGGCGCAACGCTGCGACTTCTTCATGCCAGAAGAAAACAGCCTCTTATGAACAGGATGGTCAGTTATGACCCTGCCAGCGGCCCAGACCAGTCAGTTGAGTGCTTATTTTGGCGCGATCCAGATACTGGCGCTTTAACGCTGCTGTCGGCCGAAGACGGCCCGCGTAAGTTGCGTTACTCGCCGTGGTTTTACTTTGACGAGTGGCCGTGGCGTGAGTAAACCTGCCCGCGGAAGATACCAGCCATCACCGCCGCTGCCTTACCCTGGCCGCGGCGCTGCTGTTCCTGACTATCCTCACGCCTGGAATAAACCCAAGGCCGCAATATCGGTTGATAAAACTCCTGCTGTTGATCTCGTTGAACTGGGTCAAGAGCAAGAGTTTTTAGGCTGGGTCACGACTACCCTCAAGCCTTACCCGCGTTTTATCCGCCAGCGTTTGGCGTCGCGTATTGATAGCATCCACGCCATGAAGGGGAGACATATTGCCCGCCTGGCCCTGCGCGACATTATTCGGCGGGATCTGCCTTTCATTGATACGGTGATAGACCAGCATGCTATTCAGCATGTCACTGATGACGTTTCAACGCTGACCGGCTGTGCCTTTGAACACCTAAACCCGCTGTATCACTCGTTTGCTAACCTGAATGCCCTGACCGAACGTTTTAACCGTCTTCCAGATTTCACGCGTGAGGACGTTGATCTGTTGGCGAAAGACATCGCTATTTACATGAACAGCGTGTTCAGCGAAGTCAATGATAACTGCGAGGCACTGAGCGACAGCAAGGCCGCGCTGTTCCTGTATCAGGAGGCGGCCAACCTTGCTCAGGTACTTCATGTTAACCCGCCATACTGGCGAAAGTTTTGCCGGGGCAATTTGTGCACCTATGAAGCGGCCACCGCCATCAGCAAAATGAAGGATGAGCGGTATTGGGCGAGAAACCTGCGCAACTATGCCACCCGCTGGCGGGAACACCTGCATATCGCCTTTGGTGATGTTAAGCGTGGTGCGTCACCTTATTGCAGCAAACATCATGTTGATGAGTGGGACGCCAGGCGAAAACGCAGCCGCATGATCATGAGTCGGCTGGAGCTTGAAGACGAAGAAACCAAAGAGCGCCTGTCACTCATTGAGCAGATCGATAAAAGCATATCGAACCCGGCGCTGCGCCGTGTGGAGCTGATGACGCGCATCGGCGGCTTTGAGAAAGTCGCCACCGACTCCGGTTATGCCGGCAGCTTTTTTACGTTGACCGCCCCATCGAAATACCATGCTTACACCATGTTCGGGCACCGCAACCCGAAGTGGAACGGCGCCAACCCACGCAGAACACAGCGATACCTCAACCGGATTTGGCAACAGATCCGCGCCGAGCTGGCGCGGCGGGAGATTGAGGTGTTCGGGCTGCGTGTTGCCGAGTCTCACCATGATGGAACGCCACACTGGCACGGCTTGTTGTTTACTGCGCCGGAGCACGTGGCCGAGCTGCATGAAGTCATGGAAGCGTACGCCACGCGCGAAGACGCCGCGGAGTTGCGCGGTAAGCACGGCACACAGCCGCGTTTCGAGATGAAACCTATCGATGAGAGCATCGGCAGCGCCACCGGATATGTGGTCAAGTACATTTCAAAGAACATCGACGGTTATGCGCTCGACGGTGAGACCGACGACGAAAGCGGGCGCCCACTCAAAGAGACCGCGAAACATGCTACCGCCTGGGCATCTTGCTGGGGCATTCGTCAGTTTCAGTTTTTAGGTGGCGCGCCGGTGTCTGTTTGGCGCGAGCTGCGTCGCATGCGTAACCAGGCATTAGCCGACAAGATCAACCCGTTATTTGCACAACTGCACAAGGCCGCCGACGCCGGCGACTGGCGTGAGTACACCCATTTACAGGGCGGCGCGCTCGTCTCCCGCAAAGATTTGGCGCTCCGCGTGTGGTACCAGCAGGAAAACCAGCCGAACAGTTACGGCGAATACGCCTCTTTGATCAAAGGCCTCTACATGCCGGCGGTGAACATACCGCCGGTAGTCACCCGTCTTCACAGTTATCGGATCGTGAAAATGAACGCGAAGCCTTCGGGCGACGCGGGGTTGGCCCTTGACCTTTCGGGCGCGTCTGCGCCCTCTAGGACTCGTGTCAATAACTGTACCGAGGTCAAAAAACAACCAGTTTCACAGAGTGATCCACCACTGGATCACGAGCCGGAACAGCTTGAAATAGGCCAAAAATCGGCCAGCAGGCGCAAACAGCTTGCCGACAGTCTTCGAAACCACAAACCGGAGCGGAAAAAGTCCCCAGCCGAAGAGTTTGAGGCGCTGGCTTATGCCATTACGGCGGGCGAATGCACTGAAGCGGATCGTCAGCGTGCCGAAAGTTACCTACGCGCCGCACAGTCACTCAGGCAGATGGATGAAAAGGTTACGCCATTGGTTGCAAGCGTCGCTGAGCAGGTGTTGCGCTGGGCGAAGATTCGACAAGTCACTGTGAGCGAGCATCAGGCTAATCAGCTGGCATTGGGGAAAGAGGTCACCGTGCTGGATACCGTTTATCGGGCGAACCCGATTACCGGTGAACTGATCGTTGTTGGCATGGATCAGCAGTGGCGACAGTCACTCGCCAAACACAAAACCGCAGATCTGGTATCGCGCTGGCAGGCTTTGGCGAGAGGTAGGGGTAATGCCAGCGCTGGGGCATAAAAATCACATCGAGCACAGACAGAAATATCTGTTCTGGCCATACCGGCAAATACAGACAGCGGCATCTGTGCCGCCTGGTGCCGGTACCGCATAGACAGAAATAGCTGTTCTGCAGCACCGTCATTATCAACTATGGAGTACCGATAATATGGGGTATTTGGGGAGCAAGGCCGCGAGCGGCGCTTACCAGGCGATCATCAGTCAGATGCCGCCGCATGACACGTACATTGAGACGCACCTGGGTGGCGGCGCCATTATGCTGCGAAAACCGCCCGCGTCGTGCACGATTGGTTGGGATATTGACCCGGAAACCGTAGAGGCTTTTTGTGAAGATAATCCGGATTTTCTGGATGACCAGGCGGAACGCCTCATGATCGAAGTTGGCGACGCAGTGGAATTACTGCGCGCCACGCCGTTTGAACAGTACGGCCGTACGCTGATCTACGTCGACCCGCCTTATCTGCCGGCAACCCGAACCAGCCGCGCGCGGTATCGTCACGAGTATACCGTCGACGATCATCACCGCCTGATCAATGTGCTGCGCACCGTGCCCGCCAATGTCATGATCTCCGGCTATCCGTCCGCGCTTTACGACGAGTTGCTCGGCGACTGGCGCAGCATCCAGTTTCAAGTGATGACCCGTGGCGGCCCGCGCACTGAGCAACTGTGGATGAATTTTGCCGAGGGCGCCGCATACAGCCATGCTTTTGCCGGTGCCAACTACATCGACCGCCAGCGGATCAAACGAAAGGCGGATCGCTGGGCCAAGAACTACAGCGCGCTACCGGCAGCCGAGCAAACGGCGATTTTGGCGGCTATGCTGCAAGTCCACGCGAAAGAGTGACTTCATGGTTTGACTTCATCTTTCAAAATGCACATAATGACTTCATAAAGTGACTTCACAGGATGCGAAATGAAAGAGCAGGTTTCAGCGTTAAGGAAGCGACAAAAAAGCACGTTAGAACAGATATTTAAAACGCCTGTTCTTTCCGGGATCAAATGGTCAGATGTGGAATCACTGATAAAAGCGCTGGGTGGGGAAGTTAAAGAGGGGCGGGGATCGAGGTGTAAGTTTCTGCTCAATGGCAGCATCGCCAATTTTCACCGGCCACACCCATCACCAGACACGGACAAGGGCGCGGTAGTCAGTCTCCGCGAATGGCTGGAAAGCATAGGAGTTAAGCCATGACCAAAACAGCAGCAGTAACCCCGAACACCATGGAGATCGCCGGGCAGCCGGCGATCATCAGCTACGTACCAGAAATCGGCGCGTTCCGCGGTAAGTTCCTCGGGCTGTCCGGTTACTGTGATTTCGTTTCGGACAGCATTCAGGGGCTGAAAGCTGAGGGGGAGATCTCTTTGCGCGAATACCTGGACGATTGCAGCGCCGCAGGGATCGAACCATACGCCCGGCAAGAGAAAATCAAGACGTTTACTCTGCGCTATCCGGAGTCTTTCGGGGAACGCCTGAACCAGGCGGCGGCCGAAAATGAGGTCTCCGTAAATGCATTCATTGTGGAAACTCTCAACGAACGTATGAAGCATGCATGAAAAAACCCGCCTTGCGCGGGTTTATTTGTTCTCTCCTTCTTCCTGATTTTCAGGTACTTTCCAGTATAAAAAACAGCCAAGAAGGAATACGCAGAAGGGGAGCAGAAATGTTAAGAAACCGCGATCATAAAAATAGATAATCGTAAAGATTACGGCATTGAAGGTGAGCACCCAGATAAGGAGCCTCAGCACCCCATAAGGCCACCAACGAGGAAATTTAGAGGTTTTCAATTTCATGGACAACCTTATCAAATGTGGTGCGATCTTTGTGGTAAAGGCGATCTAATATCAGAAATTTTTCCAGGGAGCTCTCAACCAGAAAGTAAAGCATGTCCCAGTTCCGTTTTTTTAACTCGTAATATAACTTCGGGTTTTCATTCAGTAGTTTGCGAGAGGAACGGGCGGCGCGGGCAATGGTGCCTTGCACCATTACAGTCGAGAGTAACGCGATAGTATTTAGGCGCGCAAACTTAGTAACAAATGACGATACAGAAGCACCTCTGATGACTCTATTCGCAATGGCAAAACTCACGATAGCTTGAGCCTGAGTTTTTGATATGTAAGTCGAACCGGATAACGTTACGCCTTCGAATACTTTTTTTACAACCGGCTCAGGTAACTTTGAAAGCACATCATCAACTATGAATCTGACCATGTCGAATAGGACATTTGGCTTTTTGACAATTTGGGCTAATCCCTTCAGAAGGCGGTCATCTTCAGCGCGGTTTCGGCTTTGATACAAAAAACCGCCAGCCGTTAGATTCAGATCTTCAAAGCTTCTTTCAAGACCGAAATAGAAATCAGCAGGGATGGTCACGACGCCATCGAAAACTGATTTAGCCAGATCATAAGCTCGCATATTGTTCCCTCATATCGCGATTTTCAGTTGATTTTATATCCATTAAAAGCACTGAACAATTCTGCATTATAATGCACAAATTTCCAGCGCAGGAAAAAAACCACCGAGACCAGCGCCGGCGCGGCTTTGCGCCCCCTGCACAACTGCACAAAAAAGCACTCTTTTAGCGCGCGGGCGAGGCGGGGGAGCAATCGCGCGCTGAGGGGTGCCAGAGAGGTCTTTTTCTTATAGGGTTTCTGCTGCTCGTATCGCTCGCTGTTCGTTTGTTTCATTGTGAGCCATGCACCGGCGTGCAAAAGCACAACGCCCCGTGACGGGGCGCTGATGGCGTGAGAGAGGAAAGCGGGTTACTGCGGGGTTGAAGATTCAGCCAACGCGTAAGGGGTGAAGTCGAACACCTCAATACCCAGCCATTCATTCAGCTGCTTGAGGTTCTCCATGATCGGATACAGTTCATTGATGGCGAACACCTTGGCGGCCTTCTCGATGTCGCCGAAGCCGCCGGTATTGTTCGGCAGCATGCCCATCAGTTGCGGCGGCACGCGGTGCGCGGCGAGCATGTCATCGCGGGTGGCGTCTTTGATGCCGGTAAACTCGTCTTTCGCCGATACCTGGCTGAAGGGCATGATTTGCAGGCCGTCTTTCTTGCCGCCGGCGGCGTAGACAAACAGGTTTTTGAATGCGCCGCCGCCGCGGGCATCTTTCAGCGACGATTTGAGCTTCTCAACATCCTTGTTATTGGCGACGGGATCGGTCAGATAAACAATCACGCCGGCATGGCTGCCGTTGATGTAGTAGTTGCGACGGAACAGCGTAGCCTCACCGTTCAGCATGGCGGAGTGCAGCACCGCCATATACTCCGGCGTGCCGTAAATCTCCTGGTGAATGCTCGGCGCTCGCAGGTGAAAGACAGAGCCAGGCGCGAAAGGGTGATCCTCTGCGTAATAGGTAACAAACCAGTATTGATCCAGGTTCTCACCGCGTCGCGTGTACTTTGCCAGCGAGTGCTTTAGCTTCAGAGGCCGGCCGAGCCTGCTGTCGATGCGCTCGAGGTAACCATTACCGAAGACCAGGTAATCCAGCACAAAGGCGGATGCCTCCTGCCGCGACAACATCGGGTGAGGCTTAAAGCAGCTCATGATCACGTTGCGCTTGAAGATGATGGGTGACTGGTGATGCACGGCAACATCGAACATGCGCGCCAGGCCGTAGGGGCTGATGGGCGGCTCGTAGTATCGGCCATTCTTGGCGCATTCCATGCAATCGAGCAGGTCGCGCTGATCCAGTATCGGAGAGGCTTCACCGAAGGAAAATGACTCCACCCCCTCGAGCGGTTGTTGTTCTGCAGCAGCGTCAGCGGTGACTGTGTTGGCCGCCTCGTTTGCCATCCATTCCGGACGGCCGTTACTTTGGCGGTTGTTGTTGCGCTTGCGGCCCATACTTAAAACTCCTCAACAAAACTGTCTTCAGTGCCGCCGGCATCGCTGCCGATCGGTTCGTTAATCAGGGCATGCATGCAAGCCCAGGCGAGATCGCCGTGATTGCTGCCGTTGGTGCGGTCGGATTCATAGGAGATCTGGCCGCCTGGGGTGACAAACTTCCGCACGGTCATAAACGAGCGCACCAGCTCCTGCCCGAAGCCGGCGTCGTATTCCAGACGGCCGGCACGGATCACCATTTGTGTCTTCATCACCAGCGCGCGCTTGAGGGCTGGCGAGTAAAGCAGTTTTTCAGCGGCGGGGAAGAACTTCACCACCAACTGATGAACCGCATCACCGATGCCGTTGCCGTCGATGCTGATGTGCTGCACGTTGTAGCGGCTCAGCAATGCCTTGATCACCTCCGCCTGTTCTTCGTACTCCATGCCGCGTAGCTGGATGGTCTCGACAATGCGGAATTTTCCGCCGGGAACGGCCGGCGGCGCGACCACCGTCAGGCCGGCGCTGTCACCTTTGCCGCTGTTGCCGTTGGGATCGTAACCAATCCAGACCGGGCGGTTACCCAGGGGGCGCGGGGCGTAGGGGTTCCAGTCTGACCAGACATCACGGTTGTAGCCGTCGACCCCGCAACCAATCAGGGCGTTATAGTCGAATGCGCGCTCACCTTTGGCGATAAAGCGGCAGCGGTACAGGTTTTCGAGATCTTCCGGGCTGTTTTCGTCCTCGATCTCCTGAAGGTTAATCTTGTCGAACCCTTGCGCGATGACATCATCAATCGTGACTATCTGGCGCCACATGTTGTCGCCGCACAGCTTGCCGTTCTTCAGTGCCTTGTGAGTGGTATCAAATTCGACCCGTTTCTCTTTCGGGCGGGCCTTGTTGTAAAACGTTCCCGTCCAGAAGGTGTACGCCTCATGCTCTTCGCTGGACGGCGTCGAAAAGTAGGTACGGCGCAGGCCGATGTGGCTTGCCATACCGGCGGCCACTTTGCGCAGGTTCAGGAAGTTGGAAACCCAGAAGGCCTCGTCGAAATAGAGGTTGCCGGTATAGGACTGCGCGGTCGCCGCGGACGTGCCAAGGAAATACAGCGTTGCACCGTTGCTCAGGATGATGGTGTCGCCGCCTTTGAGCTCAACGCCAATCTGCCGCGCCAAAAACTGGATGAAGTGCTTGAAGTTCATCGCCTGGGCGCGACTCGCTGACAAAAATATCTGGTTGGTGCCGGTTTCCAGCGCGTCCAGCAGCGCCTCGCGTGCAAAGTACCAGCTGGCGCCGATCTGACGAGACTTCAGGATGAAACGGTTACGCCGGCTGCGCTGTTTGTACCAGCGTTTTTGATGCTCATACAGTGAGTCCAGAACCAGCGCCCGCAGCTCCTCAACTTGTTCGGGGGTGAAGTGGTTCTTCGGTGTTTTCTTCCGGGTGGCTCGCTCCTGCGCCTTCCTCTCATCGCGGGAAAAGCGCTCCAGCTGCCGGCCGAACAGGTCGATAAGCTTAACGTCGTGGCTGTTGATGGATTCGCCTTTTTCCACCAGGCGCAGCAGCTGCACGTCCAGGCGTTCCTGCACGCGCTTCAACAGCGGTGTGTTGTCCCATTCATCACGGCGGCGCCAGGAATAGAGCGTGTTGGCGCTCACCCCTAAGCGCTCGGCTATTTGAGGGATGCTATAGGCCTGCCAATACAGGCTTTTGGCTTCGTCGCGGTGATCGATAATCTGCTTCATGACAACAGGCTATCGCGCCCGCGTACGGCAAAATATCTCCGCTAATTGTCGCAAGTCCGCGACAAATCGAACGTTTTGCGACGTTAATCAGTAACGGGAATGATGGGGGCACAGGTTAATAACACCTTCACTACCCGGAGTTTTCCGCATGCCTATTACCAAATTTTTCCGCGTGGCGGTCGAGGGGGCAACGTGCGATGGCCGCACGCTGGAGCGTAAGCACATCGAGCAGATGGCAAAACGTTACAACCCGACGGTCTATGGCGCCCGCATCAATCTCGAACATATCAGCGGCTGGTCACCGGAAAGTGTCTTCCGTGCCTATGGCGATGTGTTGGAGACGAAAACCGAAGAGATCACCGATGGCGATCTTAAAGGCAAGTTGGCCCTGCTGGTTAAGGCCGATGCTACCGATGAGCTGGTCGAGCTGAAGAAAAAACGCCAGAAGGTCTATCACAGTATCGAGGTTCATCCGTCCTTTGCCGATACCGGCGAAGCCTACCTGATGGGCCTGGCCTGCACGGACAACCCTGCCAGCCTGGGGGGCGAGTTCATGAAGTTCTGCGCCGGCAGTGAAACGAACCCGTTGGCCTCACGCAAGCATGATCCGGCCTGTTTCTTCACTGAAACCATTGAGTCTTCACTGGAATTCGAACAAGAAGCGCCGGCACCCGAAGCCGGAAAAAAATTCCTGAGCCGGATCACCGAGATGATCACCGGCAATAAGCAGAAGTTTAGCCAGGAAACCGACGACCTGAGAGGGGCGGTAACGCTGCTCGCCGAAAGTCAGCGGGATGCACTCGACCAGTTGGAGAAGTTCGGGGCGCTGGAAAAACAGCATCGTGAGTTGCAACAGAATTTCACCACGTTGCAGAGCGATTTCGACACGCTGAAAGGCCAGCTTGACGCCCAGCCGAACAACTACACCCAACGCCCGCCGGCAACTGGTGGTGAGGGTAAATCGACTGCCGAGTTAGCCGACTGCTAACAGCGCAATAACCAATCGCAGGACAATCACATGAAAAACGAAACCCGTGAGTTGTGGGACAGCTACATCGAACGCCAGGCGGAACTGAACGGCGTGACCGTCGGTGCTGTGACCAAAAACTTCAACGTTGCGCCGTCCGTTGCGCAGACGCTTGAAGACAAGGCACAGCAATCAAGCGATTTTCTCCAGAAAATCAATATTGTCAGTGTGCCGGAGCAGGAAGGCGAAAAAATCGGCCTGGGTATTAATGGCCCGCTGGCGTCGACCAACGACTCCACCACGGATCGCCGTGTTCCGCGTTCTGTTCACACGCTGGAAAATAACGACTATCGCTGTGAGAAGACCAACACCGATACGTTTATCAAATATGCGCAACTGGATATGTGGGCGAAGTTCAAAGACTTCCAGACCCGCATCACCAACCAGATCGTCAAGCGCCGGGCATTGGATCGCATCACTGTCGGTTTCAACGGCACGAGCCGTGCAGCAAAATCGGATCTGGCGGCCAACCCCCTGCTGCAAGATGTGAACATCGGATGGTTGCAGCAGTACCGACTGCATGCGCCGCAGCGCGTGATGAAGGACGTCACGATCACCAGCCGTGACGACGAAAACAAGGTCATTGCCAAAGGCATGTATGGCAACGTCGACTCCCTGGTTTATGACGCCAAAAACAACCTGCTGGATGAGTGGAATAAGCGCTCGACCGAGCTGGTTGTCATCTGCGGCGGCAACATCGTGACCAGCAAAGAGTTTGCGATCCTGAATGCCATCAGCGCCAGCAACCCGAACTCGGAAGCGTTGGCCGGGCAGTTGCTGGTTGCAAGTAAGAAAATTGCCGGTCTGGACAGCTACATCGCGCCGTTCTTCCCGGATGGGACGCTGTTTATTACCCCGTTCCAGAACCTCTCCATCTACTGGCAGGAAGGTAAACACCGCCGGACAGTCCGTGAAGAGGCCCACTATAACCGCGTGGCGACCTATGAATCGTCCAACGATGCCTATGTCGTTGAAGACTTCGGTTTTGGTTGCCTGGTTGAGGGGATCACTTTCGCCAAAGCTGAAACCGGCGGCGGTGCATAAGTCAGGCTTACAGCCGGGGCACCCGCCCCGGCCATCAGGGGGCAAACATCATGCTGACTCCAGCACAACGACATTTTCAAGAAACCATGGCAGCCCGCCGTGGCGAACAAAACACCTTCGGTGACATCACCGCTTACGAGCAGATGCTGCACCGGCTGCGCATCGATAAGGTGAAGCTCCAAAATATCCAGTCGGATACCGCCAAGGGCGCCGTCAAGCGCAACCTGATCGCCAGTTATCAGGGCTGGGTGGATGGCGCGCTAAACGCGGATACCGGCCAGGCTGACGACGTGCTGACCACCGTCATGATCTGGAATATCGATGCCGGCAACATCGAGGAAGCCTTGCGTATTGGCGAGTACGTCTTGCGCCACGGCTTGTCGATGCCTGATCAGTACAAACGTACCACGGCGACCGCCCTCGTTGACGAGATTTGCGATCCGATCCTGACGGCCTTCAGCCGTGATCCGCGTATCGCACCGGTAGATCAGGCGCTGCTGCTGCGACTGGACGCCATGACGACGGACGAAGATATGCCGGATCAGGTGCGCGCCAAGCTGTTCAAGGCCATCGGCTATTGCCAGCGCTTGCAGCCGGCGACCTGTGAATCGGCGCTCGCCTACCTTCAGCAAGCCATTACCTTGTTCAACGGGATCGGCGTGAAGCGCGACATCGAAAACCTGATGCGCGCCATTAAAAAAGGCGCCACCACTGACGGACAGAGCGACGGCAGCACCGGCGGTGATGCTGATAGCGCGGGCGGCGCCGGTTCATCCGATGCCAATGCCGGCCCTGACGGCGGAACGGGCAATGCTTCGCAGAACCCGGAGCCAACGGCGAAACCCGCAGCACCGAAGAAACCCGCGGCGCCGAAAAAGCCGGCAGCAGCGAAAAAGCCAGCGGCCTCGACCAGGGCGCGCACCGGCAACCAGAATTCACGCTCGGTGAAAACCAAGCAGTAACCCAATGTGCCCCCGCGCACCCAGGCGGCACGACGTGGCAGCATCAGCTTTGCTGTTTACCGCCACGTCGTCCACCGCCTGACCTATCAGGAGGCCGCGATGAGTCTCGTTGCGCCCAAAGAAATTAACCCGATTGAGGGAGACGCACCCGACCTTGACGACGGCGGCGCCGTGGTCAAGTCCGGGGCGTTCTGGCCGGAGATCACCCTGCGCGATCTGCGTACCAGCATGCGCATTAACGGCAAGGTGACAACCGATCGGTTGATGCATGCCACTACAGAAGCCGTTTTGCACACCAACGACCAGTTGAAGGAATACCGGCTCGGCCAGGAGAAACAGGGACACGCCTCACTGGAGGATGTGCCGGCAGAGCTGATCAACGACGTATCGCCGCTGGTCTATCGCTATCGTCGTGCGGTGTACAGCATCACCAAGGCATCGCTGACTGAGCACTATCGCGATATTGACACCACCCGCGACGGCGAGAAGCACGCGGAGGCGCTCAGCACGCAGATCGACATGCTGTGGCGCGATGCGCGTTGGTCTATTCGCGACATTCTCGGCGAGGATCGCGGCCTGGCGGAGTTGGTCTGATGGAGGTCAAGGCGTTGCAGGGCGATACCGTTGATCAACTGTGTTACCGCTATTACGGCAAAACACAGGGGGTGACTGAGGCGGTATTGGAGGCGAACCCAGGTTTGTGCGAAGGCGGGCCGTTTCTGGCCGCCGGCCAGGTGATTACGTTGCCTGACATCGCCAGGCAGGCGCGTGAGGACATCGTTCAGTTATGGGATTGAATCGTAAGGGGTTGACATGGCAGAGCCATTAACCATCAGCACCGGCGTAGCGACGAGTGCCGTCACCGGGATCGCGATAGCGGGCATGGTGCCAGGTGCTGACCCCGGCGTCATGATCGGTGCGTTTGCCGGTGCCGTCATATTCGTATTGTCGGCGGCGGATTTTCCCTTGTGGAAGCGGGCCATGTTGTTCGTGGTGTCCATGCTGGTCGGCATGTATGCCGCAGAGCTGAGCGCCTCGATAGTCGCATCGCTGCTGACGACGTTGTTGCGTGAGTCCATCACGGTACAAAAGCCCGTCGGTGCCGTGCTGGCCGCTGCCGCGGCGGTGCGCATTCTGATGATGTTCAGCGCCAGGCCAAGTAGCAACGGATCCATATTCGACCGCTTTCGCGGTGGGGGTGAGAAGTGAGCTATCAGACAGTTCTGTTAAGTATCAATGCCGTAGCCTGCGGACTGATTGCTGTCAGGCTGCTGATGTACCGCCGCCAGGGGGCCGCCTATCGGTTCGCCGGCGCCGGGTTCGCTTATGCGCTGATCGTTGCCTGTGCCGCTGTCGTGATCCGCGTGGTGACCGGGCATTACCTGTTTGCTGATTGGGCGGAGACGCTGATCAATCTGACGTTATGCGCTGCCGTTTACACCGCCCGCGGCAATGTGATGCACCTGTTCCGGAGGAAGGTCGATGACTAATTTCTGCTTCAGCCCGCGCAGCGAAAACAATCTGCGCGGCGTTCACCCTGACTTGGTGCGTGTTGTGCGCCGTGCGCTGGCCTTGTCCGATGTCGATTTCGGCATCACCGAGGGGCTACGTACGCCAGAACGGCAGCGCCAGCTGGTTGCCGCCGGTAAGTCGCAGACGCAAAACAGCCGGCATCTGACCGGCCATGCGGTAGATGTTTTCGCCTACCCGACGCCGGCAGGCTCCTGGGAGTGGAAGTATTACGCACAGATTTCAGCCGCGTTCAAGCAGGCGGCCGCCGAGCTCAATATCCCGATCGAGTGGGGCGGCGACTGGAAGACGCTGAAAGATGGGCCGCATTTCCAGTTACCGCACCGGGATTACCCCGCATGACGAGCGCTTTGGCGATGCTCAAGAACGGCGGACTACTGGCGTTGCTGCTCAGCACCCTGTGCCTGATGGGTTACAGCTCGCTCCTGTCGCACCGGCTGGAGTCCGCGCGCCAGCAGGCCGCGGAGCTGCAAAAAAGCCTGGCACAGCAGGCCGGGCTGATTGCCACCCTGCAAACGCAGGATGCGCAGAACCGCGCGCTGATGGCGGCGCAGCAGCAGCAGGAGCAGCAACTGCGGCAACAGAGCGATGAATATCAGAGGAAATACCGTGAGGCAATCAAAGGTAATCGCTGCGCTGCTGAGCGCATGCCTGATGCTGTGCTTGAGCTCCTGCGCCCGGCCGCCGGTGCCGCAGGCGGTGCAGTTGCTGCCCCCTGAGTCTGTGTTTACCGCCTGCGCACAACCAAGCCTTCAGGGCGACACATGGGGCGATGCGGTGAGTTATACGCTGGCGCTCAAGACGGCATTAGGTATTTGCGCTGGTCAAGTGGCCACGCTAACACAGTGGCGGGAATCCGCCGGGAGAAAAAATGGAAAATCAACACCGTAAAATCGCTGGCTATCGCGAATTGACCCAGGACGAAATCGACTGCATGAACAAGGTCAAGGCTCTGGGAGAAGAACTGGACAAGCTTTACGACTACCTGCTCAGTACCAACTCTGACACCGGTGGGCATCAAATAGATATGCGTTGGCTCAATGAAGGCAGGATGGATCTTCAGAAAGGCATCATGTGCTGGGTTCGCGCAGTCGCGCAGCCCACGACTTTCTAGTTTTCTGTGGAAGGAGGCTGAAGTCATGCTCAAGGCCAAACTGATGCGCGACATCATCACGGAGTTTCACCCGTGGTTTAAGACGAATCCCGACGCGCTGGAGGTGTATGTCACTCGCGGCAAAGTGATCGCCACCGGTACGCCGTCCATGTCGTTCATGTATCAGTACGAGCTGAACGTGCTGGCAATGGATTTTCCGGGGGATTTGGACAGGTTGACGATCCCCATCTTGAGCTGGGCCCGTCAGCATCAGCCCGATCTGCTGTTTAACCCGGAACGGCGCCGCGATGGCATTGATTTTGATGCCGACATTCTTAACGACGACACCATCGACGTGTTGTATGTCATCAAGGCCACTGAACGGGTGGTTGTGGCGATGGAGGAGGGGGAGTTGGTGATTGAGCATCTGGCCGAGCCGCCGGTTTACCCGGAGATCCTGAAAGCCTGGGATGTGCTGGTGACGGGGCCAACGGATGAGTTTCACCTGCACAGAAAAGGGAAGGCGTTGAATGTCCAGTGATAACGCGCTGTTCATGCAGTTGGAGCAGGAGCTACAGCGCCTGGTATCAACGGCCAAACCCAGCTACCGGCGCAGCATGGCGCGCAAGCTGTCGCGTGTTATCCAGCTGGATCAGCAAAAACGCATCCGCAGCCAGAAAAACCCCGACGGCTCGGCCTATGTCGCCCGCCGGCGCAAAGTGTTACGCGCGCAGCTGGGGATCCGTTTTGTATGGAAGGGCGAGGAGCGCGTATTGAAGAACTGGCGCGCCACGCGCGGCCGTGGCGGGCGGATGATCACCGGGCATGACGAAGAACGCGGCGCGGTGCGCTCTTTCTACCGCAAGGACATTGAGCGCTATCTATCGATTGACCGCAGCGAGACCCGCAAGACAAGCCGGCGCGACTACCCCATGTTTCGGCGGTTACGTTCGGCGCGCTACCTGCGGGCAACCGCAACGCCTTCGGCCGCTGTGGTGGGGTTCCAGGGGCGTGCGGCGGCCATTGCTCGCCAGCATCAGTACGGCCTGACAGGGAGCATCAACGAATTGGCAAAGGTTCGTTATCCGAAGCGCGAGTTGCTGGGGCTGTCGCCGCATGAACGCATGACGCTTATCGATGTGATTTACCGTGATTTGTTGGAGGGGCTATGACCATTGCCGAATTGTACCGGCTGCTGTGTAACCTGGTGCGCACAGGGGTAGTGGTGGAGGTTGATCTCACCACGCAGCGTTGCCGGGTGACCTCGGGGCAGTTGTCTACGACGTGGCTCCCTTGGTTAACGCATCGGGCGGGGCGTTCGCGCACCTGGTGGGCTCCTTCGGTGGGAGAGCAGGTTGTTCTCCTGGCGATCGGTGGGGAGCTCAGCACGGCTTTTGTGCTGCCGGCACTGTACAGCGATACATCGCCGGCGCCGTCGGCATCGGCGGATGCCTGGCACGTGACCTTCCCTGATGGCGCCATTATCGAATACGAGCCGGACACCGGCGCACTGTCTGCGACGGGCGTCAAAAGCGCGGCTATCCAGGCCAGCGACAGCATCAGCGCAGAGAGTCAGCAGGTCACCGTGAAGGCCTCGGTCAAGATTATGCTGGATACGCCAGAGGTGGAGTGTTCCAACCACCTGAGCGCCAAAACATTCAGCGTGACAGAAGGGGGCAAGATGTCCGGTGACATCACGCACAGCGGCGGCACGTTCTCCTCCAATGGGATCGTCGTCGATGACCACAAACACGGCGGCGTACAAACCGGCGGCGGCCAGACAGGAAAACCCGAATGAGCACAATGAAATATCTCGATATGGATATGCAGGCCGGCGGCCGGCTGACCGACGGCCAGCAGCTGCGCCAGTCCATCCATGACATTTTGCTGACGCCGCTGGGTAGTCGGGTCATGCGGCGCCAATATGGCTCGGCCCTGTTCGCACTGCTGGATAAGCCCAACAATCCGGCCATCGAGTTGCAGTTAATTTCTGCTGCCTGCATTGCGCTGTATCAGTGGGAGCCGCGCTTGACGCCGACGCAAATCACTGTGAGCGCGGCGGGCGAGAGCGGAAGGCGGCTGATTGTGACCGGCCAGCAGAAAGAGGCCATGACCGTCTTTACCACGGAGGTGCCCTTGTCATGAGCGGAACCATTGACCTGTCGCAACTGCCACCGCCGGACGTGATCGAGACGGTGGATTTTGAGGTGCTGCTGAGCGACATCAAGCAATACCTGATCGCCTGCTTCCCGGAGGAAGAACAGCCGGCCGTACGCCGTGCACTGGCGCTGGAATCCAGCATGCTGAGCATCACCTGCCAGGCGCTGGCATATCGGGAGATGTTGTTGCGCCAGCGGATCAATGAGGCGGCACGCGCCAACATGCTGGCCTTTGCGCTGGGTACGGATTTGGAGCACCTGGCGGCGCTGTTCAACGTTGAACGCCTGACCATCGTACCGGAGGACGGCAGTACCACGCCGCCGACGCCGGCGGAGATGGAAGCGGATAGTCAGCTGCGCCAGCGCGTCCCCCAGGCGATGGAGGGAATGAGCGTTGCCGGCCCCATGGCGGCCTATGAATTTCATGCGCGCAGCGCCGACGGTCGGGTCGCCGATGCCAGCGCCATCAGTCCGGCGCCGGCGATGGTCACTATTTCTGTACTGTCTACCGAAGGGAACGGCACGGCAGATGATGCCGTGGTCGCCGCGGTCACCAAGGCGCTGAATGATGAAGAGGTTCGGCCGGTTGCCGATCGCGTCACAGTGCAAAGCGCGCAGGTGATTGAGTATCGGGTCGATGCCGTGGTGTACGTCTATCCGGGCCCGGAAATTGAGCCCATATTGGAAGCCGCTGCGCAGAGCCTCAACCAATACGCACGCGAACAGCGCCGATTGGGGCGCGACATCCGGCTATCGGCCATCTATGCCGCTTTGCATGTCGAGGGGATCCAGCGCGTGGAGCTGAAAAGCCCGCTTAAAGACATCGTTTTAGATCAGACACAGGCGGGGTACTGCACCGAACAGCTGATTACTTTCGGGGGCTACGATGCGTAACAGCTTGTTGCCACCGCATGCAACGCCGTTGATGCAGCGCATCGAGCAGGCGTGCGAGAAGGCGACAACGTTGCCGGTGCCATTGCGCACGCTGTGGGATCCGAGTACGTGCCCGCCGGCATTGCTGCCTTACCTGGCCTGGGCGTTGTCGGTCGATCGTTGGGATGCCAGTTGGAGCACAGAGGCTAAACGCGATGCTATTCGGCAGGCCTATTTCATCCATCGTCACAAAGGCACCATTGCGGCGCTACGCCGGGCGGTCGAGCCGCTGGGCTATCTGATACAGGTGATCGAATGGTGGCAGGATGGCGAACAGCCCGGCACCTTCCGTGCCGATATTGGCGTGCATGAGGAAGGGATCACGGAAGAGATGTATCAGGAGCTGGAGCGAGTGATCGCCGATGCCAAACCGGTCAGCCGGCACCTGATAGGGCTGACGTTGATCCAGGACGTGCCCGGAACCCTGTATATCGGCGCCGCCACCATCGACGGCGACGTCATCACGGTTTACCCCGGATAAGGAATGAACATGAGCAAATATAAGGCGATAGTGACAACCGCCGGGGCCGCAAAGATTGCCGCGGCATCCGCTGGCGGCAAGCAACTGAAAATTACACATATGGCGGTGGGTGACGGCAATGGCGTGTTGCCGACGCCAAATCCGGCGCAGACGAAGCTTATCAATGAGAGAGACCGCGCGCTGCTTAACACGCTGACAATCGATAAATCCATTGATAACCATATCATTGCCGAGCTTATTATCCCGGCCAACGTTGGCGGGTTCTGGCTGCGAGAAATGGGGCTTTATGACGATGCCGGCACGCTTATCGCCGTCAGTAACATGGCAGAAAGTTACAAGCCGAAACTGGAGGAAGGCAGTGGCCGCACGCAGACGCTGCGCATGGTGCTGATCGTCAGCAGCACCGAAGCTATCCAGCTTATTGCCGGCGGCGATACTGTGCTGGCAACGCGCGATTTTGTCGACGATGCCATCAAGGCGCACGAGAAGACCCGCAACCACCCGGACGCCAGCACGACAGCGAAGGGCCTGGTACAGCTGAGCAGCGCGACAACCAGCAACGACGAGACCAAAGCCGCCACCCCAAAAGCGGTAAAAGACGTTAACGACGCTAGCGCCAAGAAAGCGGCCAACCTCTCAGATCTGGCAGATAAGGCCGCGGCGCGCGGCAATCTTGCGCTGGGCACCGCAGCGACGAAAAACGTCGGTGTCGAAGGTGGCAACGTGATGGCCGTCGGCGCGTTTGGTCTGGGCTCAGGTTCCAGGCATCGTGATGATGCTTACTGTAATCAGGGCGAAATTTACCGCGTTAATAACACCTCCAAAAACGCCCCGGGCAATCAGGTTTATGGCGTCTTGAGTCTGCCGTGCGACGGCGGCCCGTCGGGCGGCTACCTAGCGGTGCAAAGTAACGCTGATGCCTTTATTGGCCGCTCGACTATTCCTGCCAATGGGGTGACCTGGTTTCAGGTGTATACCACTCGGTTTAAACCGACTGCTGCCGATGTAGGCGCATTAACGGATGCTCAGGCCGCGCAAAAGTACGCGCTGCGCTCCATAAAGGTCAACGGTAAGCCATTGTCCGCTGATGTGAACCTGGTAGCGGGTGACGTAAATGCCTGGAACAAAACCGAAGCCGACGGCCGTTTTGTGAAACAGGGCGGCGATACAATGAGCGGCCCGTTAACGCTGCCGCGTGTTGTGTTCCCGAACGAAAATACCGCCAATGCTGACGATGACTTAAATCGCGAAAATGGCTTTACAGTTGAATCACTGGTTGCCACTGCCAACAAGGGCTATCCCGTGCCGAACGGCATGGGAGTGTTGTTTACCGGGAAAGTGAACGAGTTCCGCAATGTGCAGTTTGCCGTTGGCTCCGGCGACTTGGCGTTTTACTTGCGCTCGATGCGAAAAGACAGCGCGGCTTCGCTCCGCTGGGCGCGAGTTTATACGACGGATTACAAACCAACAGCGGCCGATGTTGGCGCCCTGACTGACGCGCAGGCCGTCCAAAAATACGCACTGCGCTCTATCAAGGTGAACGGTAAGCCGCTGTCCGCTGATGTGAATTTGTTGGCCGGTGACGTTAACGCGTGGAATAAAACCGAAGCAGATGGCCGCTATCTGGCGAAGACTGGCGGGCAACTAACCGGGACGCTAAAGACCAGCGCGGAGATCCAATCGACCCACATTGATAATTATCGCATGGTCGGCGGTGGGTTCGGTTCCTTCTGGCGCAATGACGGCAACCGGCTTTACCTGCTGCTGACAAAAGAAAACGACCAGTACGGCACATTCAACAACCTGCGTCCGTTCTCTGTGGATGTCAGAACCGGCACCGCCAGTGTGCAAGCCCTCCATATTGACAGTAACTGGCCTGCGATCACCACTTCCAGCGGGACAACGTGGCACCCAGACGGAAACGTACAGGGGTCAGCATGGGGCGGATACCTCAGCAACTGGCTTAATCAAAATATCTCGGCTGCGCAGAGCAATGCGCAGAACTGGGCGTATCAGAATCTGGTGCAGGGCGTGCGCATGGCCGGGCGCACGGTTATCGCGGATACCGGCGGGCGCATCGATTTACCGTCGGGCTGTGTTTATACGGGTATGTCCGGCTCAAACTACAACCCCTCAATCTGGGGCGCTTACTCAGCGGTTCAGGTGCTGATTAACGGCACATGGGCAACAATTGGAACGGTGTAAAATGCAACACATTAAGAATTTGAAGAGATACACGCCGGAAGAATTATTCCTCGGCGAGAACGTGATTTATCTTCAGGGTGATAACGGTATTGACTGGTACGCCGCGCAAAAATTGTTTTCGCCGGACACCGTAAAACTGGCTTATGACGAAAGCGGCATTATCTGCGCGATTAACAGTGATGTGTCGATGCTGTGGCCGATTGGCTTATCGGTTATTGAACTGAACCCAACGAAACTGCCAAAGCGCTGTCTGGCTAATGGTGAGTGGGTGTTTGACGGTAAGAAGGTGAGCCCGCGCGCCTATTCCGCAGAAGAAATGATGGCGAGGGCTGAAGCCAGAAAAAATGAATTGCTGGCGATAGCGGGCGCGGCTGTTGCACCGCTTCAGGATGCTGTTGATTTGGATATTGCGACCGAGGCAGAAAAAGCGCTGTTGGCGGACTGGAAAAAATACCGTGTGAGGCTGAATCGTCTTGATATGTCCGCCCCGGATATTGACTGGCCGATGGCACCCGGCGCTTAAGAAAAAAGCCCGCGAAGTAATTCGCGGGCTTTTTTCTTCTACTGCCGGCAATCATCGTTATTCCTGACTGTGCTGGCCATCGTCCTGCAGTACAGTCAAAAATGGCTGTACTCGATGCTTAACTGGGGATCATGCTCAGCAGATCATCGGCGGTGACATCGGCCAATCCTTCGCGAACGTCCTCGCTCACTTTTTTCAGCGACAGCGTGAACTCGATTTTTTTCGCCTTGCCATCGGCAAAAAATTCAGTCCGGGTTTCGGTGATGCTGTCGATCACAAACATGCCGTAGATGACGCCCGTACCTTCAATCAGCGGCCAGGGCCGGGCGGTGTAGGCCATGGTGCGCAACACCTCTAGCGATACGTCACCGCCAGTAACTTCGGGGTACAGAGAGCCGCTCAGCGTGATCGCATCCTCGCCGGCGCCAATATACTGCCAGGAAGCGGATCTGCCGATGCGCTCGTTGTTGACATGGCGAAAGCCAGACGTGCGCGCCAGTGACTGATAGGGGGCGCTTTGGAGCATGAACACGAACATGCCATAAACCATCATCATAGCTTTACTCCTTATCGCTCAGGCGGGAACGGCGGCGCGTGTCGTTTTCGCGCATCAGCTCCCGCAATTTGTCTTTCACCAGCTCACCCAACGCCCGGTGATCGCTCATGTCCACGCCATGAAAATGCACTTCGAACGTGTAATTGTCGCGGCTGACCGGCTGGCGGTTACCGTTAAATGAGCGTACCGGCGTTTCAGGAATGGGGATCCCCGCCAGTGCCGGCTGTATGGTCGGCGGCAGCACGCTATCCGCCAGGCTGACCGCTGATCGCTTCAGGCGGGCAAGCAAGGATTCGCGCTGTACCTGCAAACGCGGTTCCTGATATGCGCCATCGATAGCCGTCACCGGCGGACGATTTTTGAAGATGATGTCGCCCAGCTTTTTCACCTCTGCCGCCGGCGTACCGGCTGCGGTTGATGCTGCGGCGCCGGCGGCTTTGGATTTTTTGCCTTTTCGGTCTGCCGCACTGCCATAGACGGCGGTTCCGTAAACCTGCTCTACTGTTTCGCCCGTCTTTTTTATCGCCTCCTGTTTGGTCTGTTCGGCTTCTTTGGTTTTTTTGCCTGCTTGGGTGATGGCGTTGACATCTTGCAGCAGCAGGTTGGCCTTACCCGCGAGCTTCTTCGCATCGTCGGGGCTCATTGCGGCGATTGCCTGTTTGGCCGCCTCGGCGGCGCTCGGTATCACGCCGAGTTTTTCCAGTATCCAGCCTAACCCCTTGGCGATTTGCGCTATCGGCCACATCAGGCCAGAAATAGCCATGCCGACCACCTTGCCGAAGGTTTCGCCGGCGGCGGTGCATTTCTCCAGTGATTCCTTGGATGTTTCGACGGGTTCGAGCAGGCTTTTGAACCAGTTCCACACCTTGCCGATCGCGCTGCTGATGCCATCGAATATCGGCGCCAGCGGCGCAAATGCAGCCTCAAACGCCAGTTTGATCGGTGCCAGGCCTTCAACCAGACCGGTAAAGAATCCAGAGAAAAACGCTTTGATTGGTTCCCAGAATTTCCAGATCAGCAGGCCGGCGCCGATGATTGCCATTGCCAGCAACCCAACGGGACTCAGCAGCAGGGAGAAGCCGCCGAGCAGTGTTGTCAGAACGGTTTTGCCGACATTGAGAAGCAGCCCAAAACCGCCCGATGCCAATGCGCGTATCCCGTTACTCAGCATACCGATTGCAGCGCCCGGCTGGGTAAAGGCCATAGTTAGCCCACGACTGACGGCCAGACCGCCGCGTAGCAGACCCACTTGCAGGCTGCTGCCAAGCCGTGATGCGCGAGCGCGCAGGTTACCCAGCGCAGTCATGCCGCCGCGGAATACACCGGGCCAATCTTTGATGCTGCGCCCAACGCCGGACAAAGAGGGGAGCAGGCGGCCGAGCGCACTAGTCAACCCTTTTGCTGAAGGGATAAGCGCACCCAGGCCGCGGCCGCCGGTCAGCATGAACAAACTGAGGCGCATCAGCGCGAAGGGCACAATGAGTGCCGCAGCGGCCAGCGCCAGCGCGCCGAGTGCGGTTACTGTGACACCAATCACCAGGCCGGCGGTGATGAGTGCAGAGGTCAGCTGAGGATTGGCCTTCATCCATTTGCCGACGCTGGCGATCAGATTAGTGAATCCCTGAGTCAATTTGCGGAGCGGAGAGTCGACACTCTCTTCCATCTGGATCCCCAGGTCTTCCCAGGCAGAAACCAGCTGTTTAACATCGCCTTTCAGGTTGTCGATTTTCACCTTGGCGACGTTTTCGGCGCCACCATTGGCCTTATTCAACTTATCGACAAGCTGGTCATACTTACCATTGAGCGCATATCTTAGGACATGCCCCATACCCACCATGGCTTCTTCACCAAAGATGTCTTTTTTAAGCCGCGTTTGACTGGGTTGATCAAATTTCTGGAGGCTTTTACCAACATCCTTCAGGATGTCGGGCATAGAACGCAATCGACCGTTGGCGTCACTAATTTTGACACCTAATGCCGAAAGAGCATCTTGACCCGCCTTTGCCGGAGCTACCAAACGGTTAAGGCCAGAGCGCAACGCGGTTCCCGCCATACTACCGCGCATCCCGTTATCAGCCATAGCGCCAGCCATGGCCGCCATATTCTCCAGGCTGATGCCAAGATCAGCCGCCACAGGGCCGGCGTAAGTCATGGTTTCGCCAAGTTGGCGCAAGTCGGTATTGGTGCTGGTAAATGCAACGGTTAAAACATCAGAAACGCGATCCATCTGGTCGGCTTTCAAACCAAACTGAGACAGTACGTTTGAGCCGATGTCTGACGCCTCACCGAGATCCATATCCCCCGCCAGGCCCATGTTCAGTACGCCGGGCAGTGCTTGCTTGATAGCTTCAGGAGTAAACCCGGCCATTGCCAGGAATTTTTGCCCTGATGCGGCATCCGTGGCGGTGTAGGCGGTTGACGCACCGAGGGCGCGGGCCTGCTCTCGCAGCATTTTCAGCCGTGGATCGCTTTTGTCCATGCGCGTCAATGCTTGTACGCCGGACATGCCTTCGTCGAAGTCGAAACCGGGCATCATGATCCGCGAGGCGCCATATAGCGTACCGGCGCCACCGGCTGTTGCCGCAGCCCCGCCTGCCGCCAGTTTTCCGCGCATTTCTTTGGCGCGGGCAACATTGGCTTGTATGCGGGTTACTGCGCTAAGACGGCGTTGTTGTTCGGCCAACTGGCGGTTGTAGTTTTCGGTTCGCCGGGTGATTTGTGCGGTGGCGCTGTCGCTTTGGCGTACTGAGACGCCATGGCGGTACATTTGAGCCGTGACGGCATTAAGCTTTTGCTTTTCTTTGTCGAGAGAACGCCCTAACCGGTCACGTTCGAGGCGTGATGCCGCCAGTGCTTTGCGTTGCTCATCGGTCTGTTGCTTGAGCGGGCCAAACTCGGCCCGCAGGCTTTTCGCTTTGGCTTTGGCTGCTTCATAGGCCGCGGCGTTTTTGTTGATGGACGCGTTGAGGCGATCAAAGGTTTTCGCCTGGCTGTCAAGATTCTTGATGCTGCCCTGGGTGGCTTTGATCTGAGACGCGAGACCGGCCGCGCTGCGTTGGGCTGCGCTGACCGGCCCGGATAGTTTGTTGGCGGCGCTGAGCGCCACCCGAATATTGAGGTTGCGGTCTGTCATGATTCACTTCCGTTACGGACGGCCGCGCGCTCACGCCATTTCAGCAACTCAGGCACCGACATGGCGTCGTACTCCGACGGCGCCCAATGAAAGACGGTAGCTATGTCGGCGATGATTTCATCGGTCTCTACGCTTGGGCACCGGATAACGCGTCGTCCGAGGCTGTCGCTTCCGGTTCCGAGCTCGGCGCCAAAAAATCCGCCACACCGGCAGCCAACTCGGCAAAGTCCTGAATGTTCATTGAAGCCAACTCGACTTCGGTCAGGCGCGGAGAGGTGACACGCGGCAGGAGAGTGATCAGCGAATTGACATCACTGGTCATGACGTCATAGAGCTTCAGACCGCGCAGGGCGCCTACTTGCTTCATGGTGTCGGTAATGGTGACTTCGGTGATCTCTTCGCCGCTGGTACGTTTGATGGCGACGGAAAGCGGGATAATTTTAGACATAGCGTCGGGCTCCGGTTGTGCCTGGCAATGGGCCGCCAGGCATGGATAGGTTTATTTAACGTTCGGTTAGTGGCCGATGTTTTTGCGGTGCTGTTCCAGCAGATCTTTTCCGTCGACTTTCCAAATCAGGTTGAGCACGTCAACTTCAAAGATTTCGGCATTGTTGATGCTTACCTTGCAGTAGGCATTTTTCAGGGTGTACTTGTGCTGGGTATTATCCCCGGCCTTCGCCGACCCCCAATCCAGCTCGGTAAAACGCCCGCGCGTCTGGATCTCGCAGGCTACAGCCTGGCCGGTGGCGTCGTCGTAATATGACCCCGCGAAGCGCAGTTGCAGGCTGTCGAGCGTACCGCCGAAGGTTTTGAGCAGATCTGACTCCAGGCCGCCCATGGTGACTTCCATGTCGAGCGCGCCGCCGTCCAACCCCATGAGAACGGCAACGGATCCTGGCATTCCTGCCCCCTGGTAATCCTCGGTTTTTAACGTGAGCTTGGGTACGGTGACCTCTTCGACCTGGCCGAGATACGTTTGACCGTTAATAAATACGTCAAACATAAAGAGTTTTTTAGGCATCCCCATGACGTTTACTCCTTATCCCTGCTGGTTGAAGACGGCGAAATATTCATCGGTGAAGGTCTGGGTCAACTCCAGATTCTCCAGCGGTGGCACCGGCGTGTATTTGTAGCGGATGTGCGCCTTACCGTCGCGCAGGTTCTCTTTCGGGTTGTCTGCCGGGTCGTACCAGCAGTCAAATCCGAGCAGCCGGCCAGCGGTGACCAGCTGCTTACCTTTCCGGTTGATACCGTCCACGATGTCTTTGATCAGCGATGGCGTGAGCGTTTTATCGATGTAGGCAAAGTGCGCTTCAACGATCATGTCAGCCAGGATTTGCGCCGTGCGGGTGTAGACCTCAAAGAAATAGGTCTGCGCATCACAGGTACGGTTACCCCAGAAGCGAAAGCCGTCGCGTTTGATCAGCGTGGTCACGTTGTGACTGTTGAGATCGTCCGCATCGGTGTCTTTCCCCTGAAGCGACCACCAGATGTCGGCAGAGATCCCCAGCACGCCATCCAGCGGCACGTTAGACAGCGACTTATGCCAGCCTTGCTCACTGTCAATTTTGGCGCGCAAGCCGAGGGCATAGGCGGTTGCCGGAACGACCTCGTTTTGTCCCGACTGGCTGCTGTAGGCAATGAAGTCAGGATAAATAATCATCAGTTCGCGTTGGCTGAATGTCTCGCGGTAGATTTTCACCTCCGCAATGGTTTTTTGGCCGTGCGCGCCGATGTAGGCAAACGCCCGGAGTTTTTCCGCGAATACGCCAAGTTGGGCCGCTACAGGCTCGGTATCCAGCCCAGGCGCGGCCAGAAGGCGAGGATGTGCGCCTGTGTGGGTTTCGGCCGTCAGCAGCGCATACAGGCCGGTATAGCGCCCTTCGTCGCTGACGCCCCCGATAACTAATTGGTCTTGCGTCTTATCGGCGTTCTTCGCTTCGGCGACGCGTACGACAACCACCTTCGGGCTGCACTGGTCAGAAATTGCTTTCAGCGTGGTGTACAGCGTGCCGGTTTTCCCTGCTTTTCCCAGCACGCTATTAACGCGAGTGATCAGGGTTGGCGTGTCGAGCGGAAACGTAGCGGCATCAGCATCATCAGCAGTGCACACCACGCCGATCACAGAGGTATCAATATCGCGGATAAGCGTACCGAGTTCTGTGGTTTCGTTGACCGACGCGCCATGATGAAAAGCGGAAGCCGTTGCCATTGATAACAATGCGGACATGACTTTTACCTCATGGGTTAAACATGCTGCCATAGTGGGTTAGCCATGGATAAAAATCATGTCGTTGGGCTTGTCGCAGGCGCGGGAGAAGTTGAGCGCGTTGTTTACGTGCGCGCACGCGACAATCCTGTAAAAAACAGCGAATAAGGTGCATGCATGGAATTTATCGACAAATTGGTCACTGACGATTATGTCAGGCGCCCAGGGTTTGATTTACTTATCGGCGGGGAAACGGTCACGGAGGTGAACCGCCGGCTACTGTCGCTGACCGTTACCGATAATCGCGGGTTTGAGGCGGATACTGTGGAGCTGGTGATCGATGATGCTGATGGCAAAGTTGCCTTGCCGCGGCGGGGTGTTGATGTCTCGGTCTCCATCGGGTGGGAGGGCGAATCGCTGGTGCATAAGGGTATCTTCACCGTCGATGAAGTCAGCCATAGCGGGCCGCCGGATCGGTTAACGGTCGCCGCGCGTAGCGCCGATTTCAGAGAGGATTTTAACGTCAAGCGTGAGTATAGCTGGCACGATGTCACCGTGGGTGATGTCGTCAGCGCGATCGCCGGCCGCTACAATCTGAAGCCCGGCGTCAGCAGTAGCCTGAAAGACGTGGAGATCGACCATGCCGATCAGACCAGCGAGAGCGACATCAGCTTTTTAACACGCATGGCGGAGCTGCTCGGGGCGATTGCTACCATCAAGAACGGCATGTTGTTGTTCATTGTGCCAGGGCAAAGCGTCAGCAGAAGCGGGAAGCCATTACCCAGCATCACCCTCACACGCGCCAGCGGCGACAGGCATAGTTTTCGCGTTGCAGACAGGGATGCTTACACCGGTGTGCAGGCATATTGGTTAGATCTCAACTACGGTAAAAAGCCCGCAACAGCTATCAAGCGTCGACGGAAGCCGGCAAAGCAAAAGACACCGGCTTCCAGTAGCAGGGAAGGAGATTACCTGGAAGGCGCAGAAGGTAATGTGTTTGTGATGCGTCAGACATTCAGAACAGAGCGAGCTGCCCGCCGTGCCGCTGCGGCGAAATGGTTGCAACTTCAGCGCGGCGCCGCCGAGTTTGGCATCACGCTGGCGCGCGGCCGTCCGGATATTTACCCCGAATTGCATGCGAAGGTTGCCGGGTTCAAATCGGTGATCGACAACGCGGATTGGGTGATCGCAAGAGTGGTGCATACCATCGGGGAGCAGGGCTATCAGACGGCGTTGGAGCTGGAGGTCAAAGTCAAAGGCACCGAAATGGAGTCTGCCGACAAAACAGCCGATGAGTGATATAGTTACCAAAGGCAAACCCCAAAACCAAGGCAATACCCCATGGCGTTCAGATGTCCGCGTTGTGGCGCAGTAGCAAAGACTCGCACCAGTGAAGAAATGAGCAACATCACCCGGCGCAGTTACCACCAGTGCAACAATATGCTGTGTGGCTGCACCTTCACTACAACGACAACATTGGAGCGGTATATTTGCACCCCTAACCCGCCCGATCTGTCCGATGGCTTCAGGCTGCCGCGGCAAGCCTTCCCCAGTAGCCATTACGGTACGGATCAACTCCCTCTGAACCTGTAACCCCATAACCCGCCGAGATGGCGGGTTTTATGTATGTAATCAATTAGATTGATTATTCGAATGCATGCGAGTGTGAGACATGAGTAGGATCTTGTCGTTTCCATCCTTTGCCTTTCCGATCGCATCGCAGGAGGATTTAGGATTTTCAAAAACATAACCAGCCCAGCTATGCCTGTTTAGCACATGGATTTCTTTTGTTTTTTTGAGATAGGATGGCTTTGAATCCCCTAACCAAATTGGCGCGCATACACCATCTTTAATAACAGTTTCATAAATAGTGTCAGAGACACGATCTTCGTTCAT